CTCATGTGCAGGTCCACCGCCGTCCTAACCATTGATAGAGCGCCGCTCCCCCCTTTTTCTTGGAGGGCGTCTATCAGAAATCCACCGTCACCGCGTTGTCGTAGTCAGCGGAGGCGCCTAGAAGATTCATCGCTGTGACGAGCAAACCCAAATACTGCTCGCCAGGCAGAGCATTCAGGATCTTCCGGATCTCCTCCGAGTTGAACCTCCGTTCGTCCACATTCCCTTCGGCATCCTCGATCTTGTACAGCGTCTTCGACAGAAGCGCCAGATAAGCTTCCGACACGCGCTTCGCCTTGTTCTTCGTTTTATCCGCGCTTTCGATGCCAAGCATCAGTTCTTCGCGCACATCAGCAGTAACAGACTGGAGGTGGAACGTCAGCTTCGAAGCGTCGCGCCTCTTCACCGCTTCCTTGATTACATCGGCGTCGGCCTGCTCTTTGATCAGCCGCTCCACGTCCTGCACAGCCTCGGCGTCCAGGTACACGACCTTCTTCGCCTTCGGTGCGTTCGAACGAGACAAGACCTCGAAAATGTCCATAGTTTGAATTCCTCTCTGCTAGGCGTTAGGGTAACGTCATAAACAAGAATAGCACAGGGCGGAGAGGAGACGCCCTGTGCTATTCAGATCGGAGATGTGCGCGTTACACCACCGTCACCTTGACGGTCACATTCGCACAAGCGGGATGGCTGACGATAACGTCAGCACTGCCTGTCTTCAGGCCCGTCACCACGCCGAGCGGGCTGACCGTGACAGTCGACGTGTCCTTCGACAGGTAGGAACACACGGAACGCGCCTGATGTCCGTGGATCTTCGGCAGGATCGGCCGGTGCTCATTCAAGGAGATCGTGAGCGCCCCCGTGTCGGTGATTGCCGTCGTGCTGTCCTTGAAGATTCCGTTCACGGCCAGCTGACCCTGCTGCAGGAACGACACCGTGTACCGAGTCGGGTTGTCGCCCTCAAGCGTGTTCTTGTACGTCGATTCGATCATGAGGAACGCGCAGTACCACTGACCCGCCGCGATAGGATCACGGCCCTTCAAGACACCGCGCACAACCAAAACCAGGTCGACGCGGGTCTTCTTGAACATGTTCCACGCCTTGGCGTAGATGCTGTTCACGTCGTCCGGGTTTGTCGGGTAGTACATCGTGAGCGAGCCCTCATACTGTGCGGCACCACGAGACGAAGAACCCGCAGCGTCGAGCAGCGACAGGGACGACTGCTCCTTCGACGCCTTCGCAGCCGGGATAGTCGTGTCATCCCAGTTGATCGCGTCGCCGATAGCCACCGCAGAGTTCATTTCCTCCACAGTGATAGCGTTGATGTCCCTCACGGACGCCTTGGGCAGAACCCAGACGTTGACGTGTTCGTTGGAGAGTACTTTCTTATCCATTATGCGGCCACCTTCTCGTTGAGGACAAACGCGCCATTCTGAAGGAAGTTCGGCTCATACTTAATGAAGCCATTCGACTCGTACCCGTCGACCGGGTAGTCAGTCTGGAAGCGGTAGATGCTGAACACATCCCCCGCTTCGAACGGCTTGTTCGGGCGCTTGCCGATACGCTCCACGATGAACAGCGTGATGTCGGGTTTCATCGTGATGTCCCTGATCATGTTGAACACTCCCTGGTCGTCCACGCTTTCGTCCCGGAGAGCGGTGAACTTGCCCTCATACTTCGCAAGGGTCGGGTTCTCCACTTCGGAGATATCGCAGATCGTCCGGGTCGTATCAGTGTCTGGGTCGGTCTCGCCGAGCGAGTATCCGTCCAGGATCGCACACGACACATTGAACACCAGGTTATGCGGGTTGTCGGTAGCACTGAACTGTGCGTTGAGTTCCGCCGCCGTAGGATGCTGCCAGTCAGCGAACGCTTCAGGAGCGGCGAAGAGAATAGTCACGTTGCCGCGAAGCATACGAACTTCGTTAGCCACTGTGCTTCCCCCTTTTCTCGTTGTCGTTGTCAATGAAACAGTCGCTACAAGGCTCTTCCTCGGTTACCGGCACCAGCGTACCGAAAAACTGAGCGAAGTCATCCGGGTACGTACCGATGTCCCCGGTGTTCATGTCTTTGTAGAGGCCCATATACACCATCCTATCAAATGCGGTTTTTGAGGTTCGTGATGAAGGAGCAGTACAGCTCGTAGCCGCACTGCACCACTTTGTGGTTCGTCCCGGCATAATTCAAGCCCTGGCCGCCGTGCACGGTGATGCCCCCGCTATTGTCAGGCTCGAAACCGACCAGACCCCATAGGATCCTCTCGCCTATCTCACGTGCATGCTGTGCGGTGAGGGCTCGCACATGGCACAGGAAAAACACCCTATAGCCGTCGTTCAACTGGGAGACGATGCTCGTCGCCTGGCTGATGTGCGACGGCGTGCCGAACACAACCGCGATATACGGCATCTTCTGTCCTTCGTCGAAATCAGGCAAGGCCACTTCTTCGCACACGCGACCAGGCGGCACCTCAGAGAGTTCGCGGATCTTTGCTATAACGTCATCGATGTACTTGGCCATGCGTCACCTGCCCCACTTCCAGACGCGGCGAGTCTCCGTGTAGACCTCTTTACTGGTCTTCTCGGCGAGCTTTACCTGCTTCTCCACCTTCTCCAGGGCTTTCATGCCCCACACTCTATCATCGCCGTACTCCTGTCCGAGGATATAGTCGTGGTCCCAGCCACCGTCGAACTTATTGGAGCCCTCGATCCACCCGTACTCGACGGTGACGTTGTCCGGGACGACGACGCTTACGCTGTCGTGCATGTGCCCCGTCCAGATACGACCTATCTTCCCTGGCACAAGAGCAGACGGAGTCTTCTCAATCGTGTCCTGCAGCGCTGGCGGGACCTCCTCCGACAGCTTGTCGATGACGTTCGCGAACAAGTCGTATTCCCTGAAGTCCTGGACGCGCTTAGCATACTTCGTGAACTTGTTCGCCCCGATCTTCGTGCGGATCTTCATGTCGGTTACGCCTCCGCTTTGTTCATCGGCGTGTTACAGATAATCGTTCGCTCGAACGACTGCGAGGCATCCACCAAGGACGCCACCGTCATCAGGTAGCCCACCATGTGCGGTGTATCTTGGGTCTTTACGACTTTGATACGTGCAGCCATCGGGATGTTCAGCGACATCGTGGATCGCGGCAGCTGTATGCGCACACGGTTAGTCGTCTGGGGGGCGATCTGGTCGTTCGCTACCTCAGGTTGGCGTATCGGCTGTATACGCGCTTTCCCAGAATATACGACTGAGCCATAATCGTAGCTGTCAGTCTTAGCGTCATATTTGATGTTTTTGCCATCATAGATAGTCACCTCGTCGACCATGTAGCGTTCAACGCGTTTAGCTGCCATCGCCAGACGGCCCTCAGCTATACCGGCCAAGGAACTCCCTCGCTCTCTCGAACACGTCGTCGCCCCTCATCGGGACGAGCACAAGCCCCTCGCCGTTCTCCAAGGCATCCCCCTGTGCGTCGTACTTGTCAGCCAGGGCGAGGAGGGCGTCGATGTTCTTATCGCCGCCGGACAGCGTGAAGTCATCGGCCTTGACGTTCTCAACCCCACCCTCCGATACGAGCTTCGCAGCATAGGTGCGCAGGGCAGCCGCAGCGGCCTTGAACACGTTCGTGTACAACCCGCACAACCGTTCGAGCAGTTTATGGTCCAGGTCGATACCCGGCAGGAACAGTTTCAGCTCATCCACGGTTATCTTCGCCACGTCGGCTCCTTTC